AGAAAAAGAAGACTAAATACAAAGCCCCTGCCGGTGTATATACTAAACCGAAACTAAGGGAAGAAATACACGCAACTTTACTTAATGAAAATACTCATGGAACTGCTAAGGGTGAATGGTCTGCTCGTAAATCTCAAGAACTGAATAGAAGATATCAAAAGAGAGGTGGCGGTTTTGTCAATAAGAAGTAGTTGGCAAGATATTCTTAAGAAGAAAAAACTTACCGATTCACAAAAAGATATGGTCGAATGGACTAGTGAAAACTGGGTAGATATGGCTAATCCTAAAGGAAAGAAAAAGAAAGGAACCTACCAAAGAGGAAGATATGCTCCTAAGTCAGTAGCGGAAAGTCTTACGCCTAAACAAAGGACGGCTGAAAATAGAAAGAAAAGAGAAGGCCGTAAAAAAGGAAAACACAATGTTCCTAGAACAAAAGCGGGTAAAAAGGTATATCGTAGAGTAGAAGGTAGATAATATGAAATGGAAAGACATAATAAAACAGGACATAAAAGCAAAGATACTCGCTGAAATCAAAAAAGAGGGCGGAGCATTGGGTATGAAAAATCTAAAACAATTTGGTGAGGAGGCAGAAATAAAAAGAGCCTTAGCCGAATTAGAAAAAGATGGCGATATATTTATGCATAAAGATGGAGACATTTACACCCATAAACCGAAGTGATACTATGACATGGATTAGCATTCTAAAACAAACCGCATTGGTTGGTAGAGATGCTAGAAGTCCTAATATTTGGCTACATAGAAAAGCCACTACTAAAAACATAGGAAGACCAATGACATCTAAGCCTGTTAAACTATCAACTATTCCTGTTCAAGTCCCTACTGAAAAGTTTGAAGAATATTATAGTTTCTTTGCTGATTTTTATTCTAGAGGTGGTTGGGAAATGTATTCTAAAGGAAGCCTACAACAAGGTCTAACTAACAATTCTGTCAAAAGAGTGCTAAAGGATTTTGAAAGAGGAAATATAAAAGTAGATAGAAAATACTCTAAAGGCTTAGATGAAGTAACAGAAAAGGCCTTAGAAAATACCATAGAGATGATGAAGAAAACTGCTGAATTGTTAATGGTAGGTAGCAGAAGTAGAATTAGAGAAGGTCGAGATTTAATGAGATATGCTAAACAATTAGAAGAATCTTATGATAAAGGTATTTTAAAACACATAGATATTCTTAAAGGAAGAAGATGGTTTAGTAGCAACTATTCTTTAGCAAAATCTACTCTACTAGAAGTAGTAGAGTCTATACCAAGAGGCCAAATATTTGATATTAAAACAGAAAAATTCAAAAATAAATTCAAAGAACAATTGCTTAAAAATGGAGTTCAGCAAAAGGTAATAGGTACTCTCAAGAATAAATTAGATAGATGGATGAAGGCTGTAGGGACTAGGATTGTTACTAGTTCTCCTTTGGCAGAAAGAGCCTCTAACACAAGGGCAGGAATCGGCAATAGTCGCCAAGTAGTAATAGAACATATTAGAGTATAGGTGACTTAAATGGGTTGGATGGATATTCTAAAAAGAAAGTGGCAGGGTAAACTGTCTGCTAATCGTAAAAAATCTTTAGAGAGAAATCCATCTATTAAAATAAAAATACCTAATATGAGTTATCCTAACGAAGAAAAAGAAATATCTAAAGTCCTAAAGGTCATGAAAGATAAACAACTTAAACCAAAAGAAATGTACAATGCCGACCTAAAACCGGATATAGAAATGTTTGATATTGTTGGGGAAGATGGTAATGACTATGAAAATTTTATATTAGATATAAATTACTATGCTATCACTGAAAAAATGAAATACCAAAGACCTAGACCATTTCAAGTAAGTGATGAAATACCTACAACAAAGACAACGACTGATGATACTCCCTCTTTTCCCAGTGGTCATGCTATGCTAGCCTATGGATTAGAAAGAATACTTAGTAGTAAATTTCCGAACAAGAAGAAACAGTTAAAAGAAATGGCTGATAGAATAGCACTATCTAGGATTCAAATGGGTAGTCATTATCCAAGCGACATAGAAGCCGGAAAGAAAATAGGATATATGCTAGGTGATGCTTATGAGTGACTGGCAAGATATTCTTAAAAAGAAAAAGAAGCATCCTGCCCTTGTTAGAGCAGGAGTAAGTGGATTTAGCAAACCCAAAAGAACTCCAAAGCACTCAAGTAAATCTCATGTTGTTGTAGTAAAAGACGGAGATAAAGTAAAAACAATTAGGTTCGGACAACAAGGAGTCAAGACAAATCAAACCGCAGGACAGAGAAGGGCTTTCAAAAGTAGACATAAGAAAAATATCAAAAGAGGTAAAATGTCTGCGGCTTATTGGGCTGACAAGGTAAAGTGGAGTGCTAAGAAAACTAAAGAAAAGAAAAACAAGAAGTGGCGGAAGGGCAGTTAAGCCAAAGATACTATAATGGGTAGTAGATTGAGAAGAATCAGGGGTAGGTAATATGGTTGAACAAAAAAGATTTTCTCTTCGTAATTTATTTAGAAGAACTACTCCTAAACCTGCCGATAGAGAAATCTACAATATAGGAATACAAGAGAGACCAAATACCTATCATATGACAGCCCCTCTTATTTACAGCATAGTCAATCAGTCGGTCATAGTTAGAACTTGTATTACCCAACTAAAGCAAGAAATATTTAGAAGAGGATATGTATGGGAAAAAGCATATGAAGCCCTCTGTTTAGACTGTGGTAAAAAACACAAAAGACCTGTTTCTGAGTGTTCTAGATGTGGTAGTGAAAAACTAAAAACACCCGATGTAGACCAACTAAAATATGCTGAAAATTTTATTGAGGGATATGTAAACAAATCGGAACAATTATTCATTGATGTGATGAAGCAATTAGAAGATGACCTTAATATTATGGACGATGCCTATATTGTTTTAGTTAAAGAGTATTTCTTGGATGGTAATGGTAAAATAAGAATGCACCGAATAAAAGAGTTGTATAGGGGAGACCCTGCGACAATGTATATTTATTCAGATGAATATGGGGAAAGAGGAAACAAAGCATTTACTTGTGTAAATCATAGAACCTTTTTCTCTACTGAACCTCATGTTTCCTGTGAAGAATGCGGTGCTAAAACTTTCCCTGTTCACTATGTTAATAGAGCCACTGGGGAAGAACAGTATTTCTTGAAAGGAGAAGTATTGCATTTCAGTAAATACAGTCCTTCTAGATTGTACGGGCAATCACCAATAATTACTCTATTTAATAATATTATGACATTACTTGCTATGGAAAATTATGTGAATTCTTCCTATACCAAGAGCAGAATGCCTAGAGGACTACTAGCCGTACAAACTAGAAATATGGAATCTATGCAGTCTTTTTGGAAGGCTGTAAAAGAAAAGATGGAACAAGACCCTCACTTTATTCCTATTATGGGAATAGAAGCAGAAGGCAAAGGCTCAGTAGAATGGATTAAATTTATGGATAGTCTAAAAGAAATGGAATATGTTTCGGTTAAGGATGACTTGAGAGATAGAATTTCTGCTTTCTTCGGGGTAAGTAAAGTGTTTATGGCAGATAATACTACTAGTGGAGGATTAAATAACGAAGGTATGCAGATACTTGTAACTAATAGAGCAGTTCAAATGGCACAAAATGTCTACAATAATTATGTATTTCCTTTCCTTGTAAAACAATTCGGAATTACTGATTGGAATTTGAAACTACCTCCAAGTGAAGAGGAAGATGAAATTGCAGTATTAAGAAAAAGAGAGTTAGAAGTAGGTATCGCCGCCTCTACAAAGAATTTAGGATTTGAAGTAGAAATGGACGAAGATGGAAACTTTACTTTCAAAAAGCCCGAACCGGAAGAACCAAAAGAAGGGGAAGGAGAACAAGGACAAAAACCAATTGAAAAAGACCCATTAGCCGGTTCTAATTTAGACCAAAGAGATTTAGACGAACAAATGAGAATGGTAGCGGAAGGTGCAGGAAGTAAGCCACAAGAAAATCCTGCTACCACAAGAAATAAACCTTCTATGAGTGTAGGGCCGGATAAGCGACTTACAGGACTACCTAAAGATGCAGGAAATCAAAGTGTGGATAAAAGAAGCGAGAGGCGAATACCATGACAGAAGATAATAAGCAAAAAGAAATAAGATTAAGAAAGGAACTAGCACAAGTAAAGGCCGCCAACAGTAATGAAGGCAGAAAGACTACTAAGACTAGAGATTTTAGTGTGGGACTACCAAGAGATACTACACATAAGCCTAGACCTAGTAGTTCTGATATTCCCGATGTTATTACTCTGCCTCCTAAGCAAAGAGGAAAGAAAGAAAATATTCCGTTTTAAGGTGATTGAATGTCTTTATTTTTCAAACAAGAAGATGAGGAAGATGAAGAAGATGATTTTATACCCGATGAGATAGCAAGGGATTTAGAAGAAGATAAAAAAACAGATGAAGATTTTAGTGAAGGTCTTGACCCTCTACAGGATAGAAGTAAGCAGACTGAAATAGAAGAAGCGGCTGAAAGACTAGACTCTGACATGGCTAAAAAGCGGAGAAGAAAACCCGCTAGAGATATAAAAGTTTTAAATCAACATCTTGAAGATATCAAAAGCATAAAAGAAACCGGAACTGAAACAGATGGAATATATGATAGAGCCTCTAGAGCGAAATTTAAGAAAATAAGTAAGGCTAACATAAATATAATTTTTGATAAGATGGTTTTTTTACAAGTTAGAAGAAATCTTTTAACAGAGCAACCTTATGAAGAATTTATTGTGGACGGCAAGTTTAGACTAGGAGAAGGGGATAGTTCTCAATTAATAGATGTTAAGAAACTACAAAGAGAATATTCCGAATTAGGTTCGGATTCCGAGTTTATGAATTTTTTATCAGGTTTATATTCCAGAAGATTTAATGGAGAAGTTCCAAAATCAATGATAGATAAAGCAACTGCTAGACAACAATATAATAGATTGATAAGTTCTGTCATAGTTGGAGACCCTAGCGGTGGCATAGTAAAACAAAAAGAAATACTAACTGATTTATCTAGAGACTTGAATAGAAGTTTATTTGTTTTTACTGAGTTAGAAAAGGCTAGAGAAGTTTTAAGTAAACAAATTGACGACCTCGAAACTTTAGTAGATGATGATTTAGAAATACTAATTGATAGAAGATTAAAGGCTTTAACATTAGCATACTCTACTGTTCAAAGAAAGGTCGCTGAATATGTAACTGGGAAACTTTCCGATACTATTCCGGAGAAAGAAGACGATGTTAAAACAGAAGAAAGTAAACCGTACAGAGGCGGAGGAAGCAAATTAACAGAAGCATCTAGAGCGATGAGGGAAGCCGAAAGAAAAAAATTACAATTCAAAAAAGGAGAAAAAGGTTTGACTCCGAGGCAATTAGTTCAAGAGGCTAAAGAAAAAGTTAGGGTTAAAATAGGAGATACTCCTAGAAGATTAACTCAAAATGAAATAAAAGAAATGTTAGATGCTCTTAAATCCTCACAACCCGAAGTATTAGAAGAAGCCAAATTAGAAATTCAAAAAGAAATAGAAGGACAACTAGAAACAGAAAAGGATAGGCTTTCTACAATAGAAGGGAGGCTTAAAATTTTCAATAGATATAAGCCACTTCTTTTAGAATCTAAAGACCTAGTAGGAAAATATACCGGAAAGAAAGATATTTTTGAAGAACAGGTTTCTTTAGCAAATAAGGCGAAACTTGCTGCTATGGGAATAAAAGAAATAGAAGGTATTCTTAAAAAACTAAATGCAGAAAACGATAAGTCTATGGAAGAGTGGCTAGAAAATGCAGAAGAAACAGTTATTATAGAAATGACTAAAGAAGGCAAAATAGGAATGGGTATAGGAGACACTACCCTAGAAGAAGTTAGACTAGTGGGAGAATTAGCAGATAGAGTAAATGCTAGATTTGATTCTTTACAGGAACAGATAAATGTAGTTAAAAACAAACTAAAAGAGAGTGATGAAGAATGACATGGGACTATTATGAAGAAGGAAGGGAATTTAATATCTCTAAAGAAGAAAAAAAATCTCAGGATGTTTTGAGTTCTTTAGGCACTAAAGAGAAAAAAAGACTTAAGAAAACCTTACAAGCGGCTGAACCAACAGAATTCTTTGGTCAAGATTTTACTAAACTAGGTGACTTGTTAGAGATGATAGAAGGGCTAGATTTCACTAAATCAGATAAAGCCTTAACTAAGAAAGTAAAATCAATGGATGAAAGGAATATTGATATAGTCGCTACCGCTACGAAACTTCGTAAAGAGTATGAACTTCTTTACCGGCAGATTCGAGATTTAGTATATCCTAAAAGAAAAGGTGAAGAAAGATGAGTAAAGAAAATACAATTAATGAAGAACTACTTGAGATTATAAAAGCCCTTAGTTCTAAAATAGAAGGTTTAGAAAAAGCAGTCTACAACAAAGATAACTTATTGATGAAATCAGGCTTTGTTGTGGCGAATAGTCCTTCACCTACAATGAAAGTAGTTGATAGTAGTGAAGAAGTAGCAACTATGGATTGGAGCGAAATTCATAAAATGGTGGACAACATCGGGTGATTATATGCCGGAGAGAGTAACTAAGGAAGAAAGAATTATTTCTATGACCGTAGAAAAAGCCAAAGAGGTTAAGGAAATGCTTCACCAATCTCTTACGGACAATAATAGAAACCCTTCAGAAGATGAAAGCGAAGCAGTTAAAATAAAAAGACCTAAAGACACTAAAGAAGAAAATGTTCCTAAAAGTCAAAAAGATGGAACTAATGTAGGTTACGGCCAAGCCGGAGATACATATGATTTCTAAAGGGCGGGGTTATTTTGAAACTCGGCTCTTTTGAAAAGGACAAGCGTTCATCAATAGAATTAGTAAAATTGTTTGAAATATCTAGAGTGGCCTTTTTATCTGCTAACAGTGACCCTAGAGAATACGGTCATAAATGGAGAAAGGCTGTAGAACAAATAAAAGAATCTTATGAAGAACTAGATGTCGCTGGAAGAGAGTTAAAAAATTTTATAGAAAAAAGACTCTTAGAACATAGAGATACTAGTGACCCAACTTCTCCTCAAGCAAGAGAATTGTACGAAGATATTAAATTAGTTAGATATAAATCCGATGTCGTTATTGACCCTTTTTCTAAGAGGTTTGGAGAAGGCGTTTTAGAAGAACTATTAGATAATCCTGAGTCAATGGTTAAGTTTGTTCACTATGCTATTAGAGACAATACTCATGCTTTAGGAAAAGAAACTTTAGAAGTAAAGGACATGACAGAAGATGACCTTACCGATGGCCTATTAGGTTTAGATTTGGAAGCAGATGATATTGCTCTATATATCATAGAAAACTATGGTGACGATAAGGACTCTAAAAAAGTCGAAGCAAAGGTAAAAGCCGCTATGGATATGTTAGAGTTGTTATATTTTTCTCAGCACAGCGAAAAGGACTGGGAAGAACTTAAGGATATTGATATGAAAAAGGCAGAAAAAGCCCAAAGTGATTTTATTATTCCGAATAAACCGATGTATCGCATATTTGAAATAGAAGATATGAACGAATTAAAAGGTTTTAGCGGGGAATATTTAGTACAGGAAAAGTATGACGGTATGAGAATACAACTGCATAAAATAGATAATAATGTAAAAGTATATTCTTACAATGAAAAAGATATAACCGATAAATGTAAAGACATAGTTAAAGAGTTAAAAGCAAAACACTTTGGAGAATGTATTCTAGATGCTGAATTAATTTTGTTCGATGGAAAGGAGGCTCTACATAGGGCTGATACTATTTCTCATGTGTTTAAAGATAAATATCCCGATGCTACATTAAAGGCTCATGTTTTTGATATTATGCGACACGATTCTCAAATGTTATTGGAAGAAGAATTAGATAGTAGGATAAGAACTTTGTTTAATAATTACTCCGAACATTCCTCTGAAGTTTTATTATTTCCTTCTAAGAAAGACACTAGATTCGCAGACTCCATAAAAGAGGTAGGGGACTACTCTAAGGACATCATGGAATTACCTACTTCGGAAGGAGTTGTTATTAAAGACATAACTTCAACTTACTATTTAGGAACTAAGAAAAATCCTAAATGGATTAAGTGGAAGAAGTTTGTAGATTTAGATGTAGTAGTTCTTAGTAAAACAAAAACAAAAAGTGGTCTGCATTCTTATTCTATTGGTGTTGGGCCAATATTAGACGAGATACCAAATACTGTAGAAATAGATGAAGTAAAGTATCTAAATGTAGGAAAGGCTTTGAATACTAAAATATCAGTAGATGTGGGCGACATTATTAGAGTTAAAGTAGATGAGGTTAAGAAAACTTCTATGGGCTACTCTTTACATTCTGCTAAAGTTATAGAGGTACCCGAAGTAGAATATCCTGATAAATTAGTTACTTTACAGATGCTTTCTAGAGATACTAAGAAGTCACTAAACTATGATGTGTCTGCTCTGACAAAAGGAATAAAGATAACAGATTACATTCATGGTGAAACTACTGCTATAATTAAATATAATATGGAGGGCTTTACCTTATATGGTTTCGAAGAAAATAATCTAATGTCTAAGAACGCTTTAGCCGACTTAGATATGTGGAAAGGTAGAGCAGAGGAAATAATGAAAACCAAACAAGGAGAACTTACTGCTGCTATTCATCAGTTTTTAACTAGGAAAGGAGAGCAAACTACTGCTCAACTACATGAGTTTTTGATAACTAATCATAAAGACCTTTATGAAGATATATTAGACTCTAAACAGAGAGACCTAAAAGATTGGGCTGTCCAAAGAGAACCTATATTAGAAGGCCAAAGTAATAAGATAAAAGCAGACCCAGAATTTAAATTTGGTTCGGATGAGATTAAAAAATACGAGACTCCTAAAGAATATAGGCAAGGAGAGTTCAAGATATCACTTAGAGAAGATGACAATATACAATTTTCTATTCGCTTAAAAGATAAAAATCTTCATTGGACAATAGAAGTAGATGATGAAAAGGAAATGTTTGATTTATTTGGTGCGGCAGGAAAATACCCTGCTCAAGTTTCAGATAATGTACAAACTAAAAAGACCATAGATTATGGTAAAATAAAACTAGGTATTCAAAGAAATGGCTATCATGAGTATTTCCTAGAAGGTAATAAATTTGAAACTAAACTACACATAAGGTATTTACCTGTAAAAGATAAGAAGATGTGGTTAGCATGGACTGGATATGAGCAAAAAGCCGCCGATAAATCGGGAGATGAGGGTATTTGGGACATTTATGAAGATAAGTTTAGTTCTGTTAAAATACCAAACTAATCCGAAAATACCATGTTCTTTATATAGTGAAAGTATAAGATGACTAAAACGAGAGTTATGAGTTCTGCGGTGATAAGCAATAGAGCCAATGACTTTAGTATCTTAAAGGGTAGTCAAGACTTAGTTATCGGTGGATATGCAAGTATTGAGATTGTCGATAAGCAAAATGATTTAATTACATTAAAGGCTTTAGATGAAGCAGTAGTTAAGTATATGCAAAACCCTAAGTTTAGAAATGTTATGACAAATCATTCAAATGTTCAAGTTGGAGAAGTAGTAAAGTCTTACAGAGATAAGACAGGTAAACTTTGGAAAACTGAAGTAGACGATGTAGGATTCTTTGTTGTAATTAAACTAAGAGACGACATAGAAAAAGCCAAAGAAATAAACAGAGGCGTTAGAAAAGGTTCATTACGGTCATTTAGCATAGGAGGGCAAGCATTACAGAAAGTAAAGAAAAGCCATCCTGAGTTGGGAGACTATAATGAGATAAGCAAACTTGAATTGCATGAAGTGACGATTTGTGAAAAAGGAATTAATCCGGAAGCACGATTTGATATTCTAAAACAAGAAAAAAACACAAAGGAAGTGAAACAAATGACTAAACTAGAAAAAGCATTGGCGGAACTTGACACTCTAATGGAGCAAGTCAATACGCTACGAAAAGAAGAAGAAGCCGAGATGATGGACACTACTGAAGAGTCTGTGGAAGATGAGAATATGTTAGAGAGAGCAGATAACGAAATGGAATCTATGGAAGAAATGGAATCTATGAAGGATTTGGAAAGAGGAGCATACAAAGAGGTTATGTCTGATAAAGCACTACTATCTACTCTAGATGGAGCAGGTGTAGAAATTGGAGAACCTGCTGATAGAATCGTTATTGATAACGGAAATCCTAAAGCAAGTGGCCTACCTGTTGTTAAAGCCTTTAGCAACACTGAGTTAGATACTCTTAACCTTTCTAATCTAAACATTGAAAAGGCATATGAGTCTTACAAACAAGAGCAACTAGAAAAGATGGCTCTAGATAATCTAGAGAAAACTTTTAGTGCAAGATTTGGTGCTGAAAAATCACAAAGAGAAACTATTTTGGAAAAAGCACATTATGATGCACAGACTGAAATCGCTTCACTAAAAGATGAGTTTACTCAACTAAGAAAGTCTTTGACTGCTGAAAAAGAAACTATTCTAAAGGCACAAGAAGCAGCAGTAGCAGAACTCCCAAGTATGGATGAAATGGCTAACATGGATTGGTCAGACATTCACAAAATGGTAGGAGGTTATTAAGATGACAGGATATATTAACACAATTGCAGATTTAGAAAGACAGACATACGGAGTATCGGGTATTAGCAATCAATTGCTAAAACAAAGTGGTGCAGTTCAAGCACTACATAGTGGCCACGATGCCGCACTAGGTGTAGGAAGTGGAACAGGTACTATTGGAGATACCGCCGCTTTGTATAACAGAGTATTTGGCCAAAAGGTTTGGTCAATGTTAAACCGAGAATGTAATGCACTTTCCGTTATTTCAAAGAGACCATATGTTTCAAGCGGTTGGAGAGTATTGGTAGAGAGACCTGCTGGCGGTAGTGGAAATTCACTAGATGTAAGCGCAAGAGTCGGTGCTAATTCTGATGCATTCCTTGGAGCATCTGCTCTAAGACCTGACTTAATGGGTGGTGTTCCGGAAAACGCTAAACTAGGAACTAACGCTGATGGATTGTTCTCTATTGCGCCAAAGTATTCTACACTATTTACAAGTCCTAAAATTATTGCACATCAATTCGAGTTCTCTGAACTTGCTATGGAAATGGCACAGATTGATGATGGTATTGGCGATATTAGAGCGCAAATGCGTGAAGATATGGGTAAGCACCATGCTGAAGTACAGAATCAAATGCTTGTTATGCCGCTAGAAGTTTATGACTTTGATGGTGGAGTTACAACAACAATCGCAACTATCGAAAGAAACTATACTTCTTTGCTAAAGATTGTTTCAAACAACGCAGAATTACAAAACATGAAGGCTAACGATTTGATTAAGAATGGAACATATGACGACACAAATGCAGCAAATGGCCAAGCAGAAGTTTCTACTTTATTCGGTAACTCGGATAGAGCAGCAACAACTTCTTCTTTCATGAATGCAGTTGTAAACTCAGGTGGCACTGGTCTAAGTTCTTATTCCGCTACTGGACAAAGAGCATTAACACTAAGTACAATTAACCAGACTCTAAGAGAAATCCGTCAAAACGGTGGTTCTCCAAAGGTTATACTAACTGGATATGATACTCTACAAACACTGAGTGATTTACTACAAGCACAGGAAAGATTCATGGACGGTAAAGAAATTGTACCAACCGTAAATGGTGTTCGTGGTGTAAAGGGTCAAGAAGTTGGATTTAGAGTTTCTACTTACTACGACATCCCGCTAATACCTGTTGCTGCTATGCCATCAACAAAACACCACTCTCTAACAACTGGACTATCCGATATGTTGATTCTAGATACTGACCATCTATGGCTATCAGTTATGAAGCCAACTCAATACTTTGAAGATGGTATTAGTAATGGAAACCCATTCGGTGTTGGAACTCTAGGGAACCAAGCCCTTTACCGTACTATAGGTGAAGTTGGTTGTTCATACTTTAGAGGACAAGGCAAGATTACAAACTTAGTTTGAGGTGATTTGAGTGACATTCACAATCAAATTACTAGAAGACCATAAGGGATTTACTGGGCCAAAGGCAGTTGGAGACGAATACTGCGTAGATGCTGCTGCTTTATTCACTGTATACACACATGCAGATAGAGTTACAGCAGAACAACTAGGACTAAGTAGTATTAGTGCGGTAATGATTACAGGAGTTTCTTTAGGAACAGGTATTGATGCAGTAATTGATGTTTCAGATGATGCAGATGGTTCTTACGATGGACAAAGTTTCAAAGTAATAATGTATGATTCAAGTGTTGCTGATGAAGTTGAAATCAGTAATGCAGCAAACATTAATGATACTACAGTAAGACTCCGAGTATACGGTAATAAGTGAGGCCTTTAAATGCCAACTGTTAAATTAACAGATAGGGCAGAACTAGGGACAAAGAACTTAGCGGGTGTATTAATTACAAAAGATACACCCGTTGAGTTCCCTCTACGGTCTGCAATATCTATGTTGGGACATCCTGACTTTATGTTTACTTTTACTAAAGAAGATGAAACAGGAATTCTTGAGTTAGAAGAAGCCAAAATTAAAATAGCGGCTATTGAAACAAAAAAGAATCTAAAAACTAATCAAGATTTAGTAGATTTGCTGATACCCAAAAAGGCTAAGGCGGCAAAACCAAAGGCGGCAAAACCTAAAACTAACAAGACTAAAACTTCTAAAAAAGAGTAATAGTCTTAGGAAAGTTATAATAGGTATTGCACCTAACGATGTTTGAGGAAGGCTTATGGTAGGCTGTAGAAGTAGTGGAGTTTTGACGGCGAGTGCTATTGTTAGCGGTGAACGAAGTAAGTTAATTTCGATTCACGCACAATTAACGGGAGCCGACCCAACACTAGTTAGAATTTTCGATAATACAGCAGCAAGCGGAAAGGAATTAGCAAGAATAAATCTAGTTACTTCAAAAACAGATACCATAGAGTTTGATATGCATGGGGCTATTGCCACTGTTGGTTTGTATATAGATATAGCAACTGGTGGTAGCAAAGGTGCGGCAGTTTCAATTGAGTTTTCGTGAGGTGTTATAATGGCAGTTTTAAATCAAGACACTAGATTAGTTATGACTATACTTTTTGTAGGGGCAGTTAGTGGAGCAAATGTATTTGCTTATGCTCAAATAGGAATAGGATTTCCTTATGGAGCATTAGCACACTCTGTTTTGTTTGGGCTGGGAACAATTGGTGCTATTATGGTTATGAAAGCACTATTTGACTTAGCCCTTAATGACAAAATAGAAATGTGGCTACTTGACAGAAAGATTACCGCTTTTTGGGAAAGAAGGGCTAGAGACGAACAGCAAAGGAGAAAAATGACTGAAAGTGCGAAACAGTACAATACTACCTTT